GTCATCTACCGCGGCCTGGGTCTGGGGTCCGAACGCACCGTCAACCGTTGCGCCGACCGACCGTTGCAGCAACTTGACCGCGCGGCGTACACCGTGGTTTACGGCAGCGTCGAAGTGGGCGAGAGAGACGGGCCACGGCAACGCATCGCACCTCGCCGCCGTCCAATAGTCGCGGTGGTAGATAGCCTCGACTTCTAATAGGGTGATGCGCTTAACGTCGCGACTGAGCAGCGAAGCCCTCCACGCATCATAGGTCTTCTGGGTGATGCCGAAGTTCGTGGCGCCGCCGCGGTCGTCGGGGTCATTCACGTACCCGCCTTCCGCCTTCAAGATGACGGGCAACGCCTGCTCGAAGCTCATCGGACAGCCGCCACGATCAGCAGCAGCACACCAGCCCCGCCGAGCAGCTTGTCCCTGCGCTCGTGCTGGGCAATAGCCTCCATAGCGCGTTCTGCGCCTGCCCGATACGCGTCACCCTTCGCGTCTGAGAGCTTGCGCAACCGCACTTCAGCCGCCAGCAACGCATCGGTCTGGTCGACACGCTGCCACACGATGCGCAAAGCGTTGTCGTGCAGGCTGTCGCGCTTCACAGCCGATGCGTGGAGCGAGTCGATGATCTGGCCGAGTTGCGTGATTGCCATAACCGCTGCAACCGAGTCGCCCGCCAACTCTTCAGCGCGCTGACGGATCGCGTCGGCACGTTCGACCGCCTTGCGTCCGAGCTCCTGCGCAGCAGCGACCTCAATAGCCGTCGTGGTGCGCAGCGCATCTGTCGTGTCTCTCAGAGCTTGTGTTGCCCTGCGCTCAACCTCGAGGGCATCGCCCATATCAGCCACGATGTCAGCAAGCGCGTCACCGCGCGTCAGATGCTCGAGCGCGTCGGCTTTCGCGATGCCCGCCGAGCACTGAGCCGCCACCGCAAATACCAGAGCGATGAGTGCCAAAGCGCCGAGCGCCTTCGTGGAATTACCCGTCATAATAGTTGGCTCGGTTGCGCTCGTCCTGCCAACTCTTCGCGCCTGCCCCGCCCATGACTACCGTGGTGACCGAAACGAACGGCGTCGGGTCATCGAAGTAGACCGCGAGCACAGCGGAGAGCACGACGACATAGGGAGCGATTCGCCAGAACCTCGAACCCTTGTGCCACCTGTCGTCGGTCATCGTGGTTCCGTGCGCCGTTCCCTTAGCCCGTCCGTCACCCAGCCCTCGAGCCGCTCCATCCAGCCCTGGTGTGATTCTTGGGTCGCGGTAATAGCTGCGATCTCTGCTGCCTGGTCCGAGTCAGATTTGACCAAAGCCGCGACCGACTGCTTGATGTCCAATATGTCGCGCCGCATTCCGTTAAGAGCCCACTTCATTCCGCCAACCACCGCGAGCGCCGGCATCACTAGACCGGCGATGTTGAGTGCGAGGTCTAGTGGGATATCCATGACGCTTGTCCGTTAAGGGAAGCGACCCGCAGCCCCATGCCCGCACGTCGCGGAGGCAACGCCGCACGGGACTGACAGTGACCACGGGCCGCGGTCATTCTTGAACATCCACAATGCGCGGCAACTCGCGGTCGATCTCAGCGAGAATCGACTGCACGTGGCGGGCTTCGGCGTGCAGGCGGGGTAGTCGGTACTCGATGGCTGCGAACTTCTCGTCAAGCTCGTTGAGTTGTCCCCACACCGCAGGCTCTTCAACCGTCATCACATCCATGAAGTCCATGCGCAGCTCGGCGGCTTCGACTCTAATATTTGTCAGCGCGCCCATGAGTTCACGGAACGGCTGTCCGATGCGGTCAGCCAGCGCGTCGAGCGCATTGGCTTTGTCGATGAATTCCTGTGTTTTGATATGCATTTAGATAGTCACGTCATAGGAATCAGCGTCATAGAGGATCTTTGCCCAGCCGAAGCCGGCGTCAGATGTGCCGCTTGCGCTCGTCAGGTCGGTGTCAACGAAGTAGCCGACACCAGTAGCCACCGTGTGCGCTAACCCTGTCGTAGTTACAGCCGACCACGCAGACGCACTCGCAGAGTGGGTGTTCGTCGCGATAGTGACGCCTACGGAAGACGGCGGCGTGCCGCCCGAATACGTGCCATACTTCAGCGTTGCCACGCACGTATCACCTGCGTTGCGCCGCACACCGTTCGTCTGGAACGAAGTGATGTTCGCGCCTGGTGGCAGCACGACCGGCCCGAAGATGTCGAGGTTGTTCGCAGCGGTGCCGGGATAGATGGAAGCGCCCGAATGCGTCCAACTCTCAGCTTCAGACGCGGGCATGAACTCGGGCGCCGCGATGGTCAATGTCTTCGCTACCGTGTCGATGTTCTCCAGTGCAATCGTGATGCCCTTGTGGCGTGTCGCGCCGAGCGCGTCGTTGTACGTCGCGTCGAAGCTGAACTGGCCCGTGACACCCGCGGACACCGTGAGGTTCTTCGTGACCGTGAACACCCGCGTGCCGGCTGACCACGTGCCGGAAGTCCATGACGTGGACGCTGACGCGGTGGTGGTCCCGCCCGCGCCATCGGGATACGAATAAGTGTGGTCGAACGCAGTCATCGACTCGGACAAGTCTTTGCCCGCTATCGTGATGGTGATAGTCGTGCCCGACCGCGTAGCCGTGACGTGGAACGTCGGTGGGATAAACTCGGAATCACCACGCCTTCGCTTGACGGTCCACAACCTGTCCGACCCGCCATCCTGCGTCACGTCACCGTCACCGTTCTCCGCGATGATCTCGACCCACACCATCTGCCCGATCTGGGCCTTGTGGTCTGCGGCGACATCGGCGTGCGCGGCCTCGAGCTTCAAACTGCCGTGCTGCCCTGTCAGCGTGAAGTCTTTGGACGAGCTGGTCGGTGCAGTTGGGTCTGATGGCGTGTTCGCTGTCGTGATGCGCCCGTAGCCCCTGGAAAACGCACGGTTGCCCATCCACGTCAGTTGCACGAACCCGTCATCCTCGAACCCGATCTCAGCGCCCGTCAGCAGCGCATCGCTTTCGTAGCCGTCGTGCGTGACCGTCTCGGACGTGCCGAGTATGTCAGAATACGCCTGCACCCATACCGTGAACTCGCGGCCCTCGAGGTCGTGACATGCCTGGATGCGTGCCAACGCCGCGACTGGCCCCCGTATCGCGTTGTCGGTGTTCGGGTCGCGACCGACGAAGCGGTCTGACTCAACCGCTATCGGGTCACCTGGCTCGAGCCACGGGTGCGGGATGTTCGAGCGGAAGCGCCAGAGCATCATGCCGTTGCCGAGCGCGGCCACGGTCCTGTCGGCTAGCGTACCGGCTACCGTCGCGTCTTCGATGTACTTGGACACCTCATCCTCGGCCCCTTCCGTGATGTCGACCAACGCACGCCCGAGCTTGGTGATGCCAGCCGAGTGCGTGACCGACTTCGTGCCGGCGTACGCGCCCTTCCCCTCGTCCTTCGTCTGGTCCCAGCCGTGCGCGACTTTGTAGCCAGTGACACGGGTGCGCAGCCCGGGCGTCACGCCGAGCATCTTCACCTCTTCCATCGGGAAAAACGCAATAGGACTCTTGCGTGTGAAGAAGTCGACCCACTTGAACCGGCCTTGGCTTTCGATCACCGAGCCGCCAGCTATCCACGCAATGCGGTTGAGTTCGGTGAGCCCTTTGCGTGTCGTGCTGATGGTTTTCGTGACGGTCGTGGATGCGTCCTCCACGCCCGGGCCGATGTAGCGAGCAGCGACACCAATTTGCCCGCTCATCAAGTCGTCGTATGTCGCCTTGAGTGTGCTGGTCGTGTAGGTCAGCGGTTGTAACGTCGATGCCGCAATCACCGGGATGTCGCGGTTCGACAGCGCAAGCGGCGAAACGCAGAACAGCTTCACGTCGGGGCCTGCCGCCTCGTAGTCGTCAATCACGAAGTCTGCGCGGTGCAGCCAGTCCTGGCGCGGTAGGTCTGGATGGCCGATCCAGATGCGCAGGTGGAGCTGCCCGACGTGGTACGTGCTGAACAAGTCTTCCACAAACGAGCGATAGTCGCGGTTGCCGTTGCGGAGCAGCGATACCTCGAGTTCAGGTATCTCCGACTGCATCGTCAGCGGGTCGACCGCCCAGGTGGTGCCGCCGAAGGTGACCAGCCCATCGACACGCTCAGACGTGACTTCACGCACGCCCATACGGCGCACTGTCGGCGTCTCTGTCGTTGCAGTCGATGGCGTGAGCGTCGTGCGGATGTCGTAGTTCTGTTGCCGCACGAACGCCGACAGGTTGGTGCCGTTGTTCGCGTAGCCGTCGTGCGGGCTGGTCGCCGGATCGGCGGAGTTGTCTGCGCCTATCACGTCACCATCGCTGACCGTTGTCCAGCCCTGCACACCGTCATCTATCTGCACGATGAATGTGGTGGACCCCGGCGTGTTGCCCTCAACGACCATCTCGAGGTCGCCGCTACCAGGCGCCGCGCCCAGGTCGATGTCGGCGGTCGTAAACGTCATGGTGGTTTCTGAGTACGTGTTGCCCTTCAGGCTGAAGTAGGGCACGCCGGCAGCTTGACCCTCGTCCTTGTACAGCGTGCCGCCCGTGTCGAGCTGCTGGTCAGACACGGCGGTGATCTGGTGGCGGCTGACCACGTGCCCGTTGTCCGTGATGTTCGTGTTGCCGGTATCGCATATCCACGAAGCGTTCGACGCCGCGACACCCTCACCCTTGAGCGCCCACACCATCAGCAGCGTCGTCGGCTTGATCGGTGCGCCGGCTTCCCGGGCCGCGAATGTGGTGACTGGCGCCGGACCCACGAGCGGGGCCGTGTCGCCCGTCTTGAACGTGAACGTGACGTTCGCCTTCGCTGCTCCAGCGGTGACGTACACGACTTGACTGATGGGCACGATGCGCCACACCGTGTCGTCCAGCGCGTTCGACAACGCTGCACCATGCAGCCGGAACATCTGCGCTGCCCACTTCGTGACTTCCTGGCCGGCGCCCGTGTCGTTGTCCAGCCGGATCACAGCGTTGTCTATCTCAATCGTCTCGACATCGGAGCCCGCCCACTCGATGACCGCGCAGTCGATTGTAGCCGAGAGCGGAGGCACGAGTGCCGTGATGTCCGAGCCAGCCGACTCCGTGACGGCTTCGGCGTGGACCGTCGCTGAACCAGTCAGCCGCACGCCGCCCTCTTCCAGCGTCTCGAATCCTGACGTTGAATTCGCCGCGTCCCAATCCGCCTCGATGTCGATGATGTCCTCCGCATCGACTGTCAATACCTCGAGGATGGGCCGCGCCTCTTGTGGATGGCGCTCTAGTCGCTGGCGTAGCGGCTCCGTGAACCCGTGGCGCATGTTACCGCTTCGCCAACTCCAACAGCCGGCGGGCCGCTTCCAGTGTGGTCCGCTCGTCCTCACGCTTATCCGTTACTTCCTCGACGGGCTGGCGTTCGGTCTTCGCAGCTTCCAGCGAGCGCACCGCAACGTCTGTGTTAGGGTTCGCCGGATATGTCACAGGGCTGACATCGTACAGCCGCTTGACCTTTTGAATCGTGCGCAGTTCGCGGCCTGTCTCTTCGTTGGTCGTTTCCCATGTATCCGTTTCGACAGTGAAGCCGAAACTCATCTGATCGACATCACCGCGGTCAATCGCTTCGCGGAGCGCAGCAGCCGAGTCGGGCAAGTCGATTTCACTGAGCAGGCCACGCTGGTCGACCGACAGCCTGAGAGTGCCCGACTTTGTGCGACCTAGCACGTGGTTGCTGTCGTGGTTCCACAGCGCGCGCACGTCGTCACTCAGCACGTCATCGAACGCGCCGGCTGCAATGCGCTCATCGAACATGCCCAGGTCGTAGACATCACCGAACGTCGCGGCGTGTCCGCGCAGGGTCATGCCGGCGTCGGTCGTGTCGGCCCTGAACTCCGCTATAGGCCGATACCGGAACTCGACGCCCTCGGGGATCTTGGTGTTGCTCATCGTTTCGTTCCTCTAGTCTACGGGTGCAGGGCTTGGGTCGCCCAGGAATGCGTGTGGAGGCATCCAGTCCTGGGTCACCACGTCGCCCGTCTGCGTGTCGCCTTGCTCCACGTCCAATTCGCGGTTCACTGTCTTGCCGTCATCGTCCAGCACGTCCCGCCTCACGAGCTTCCTGAACACCGCGCGCCGCTGCGCTATCGTTAGACTCGTCTTCAGTTCGCCCCACGTGTCAGCGATCTGCTCGGCGCCGAGCTGCTGTAGCTGCTCCCATAGCTCCGTCGACTGCTGACCGTGCAGATAGCACCACCGCCTGCCACGGTACAACACCACCGAGTTGAACTGCGATGGGCTCACGGTGTGCTCACCGCGGTCACTGAATACTGCCTTCGGTACGCGATAGAACATGGTCATGTCTGGTCGTTGTAAGCGGTGTACAGTGCCATCACAGTGTTCTCATCTGAGCCATCGTTTTCGTGCCGCGGGCGATCTTGACCACATGGTATTCCGCGAACGCGGGAATCGTTGAGCCGCGGCTGTTGATGTAGCACCGCTCACCAGCGAACGCCGCAGTGAATGTCGAGGCGCTACCTGTTCCCCCAGACCCTTCACTGCCGCCATTTATTGATTCATGGAGTTGCGCAACCGCCGACGCTGAAAGCGTTGCCCTCAGTTCTATGGTGTCGCCTATCGCGGGCGTGGTGGTCATTTGGGAGTCGGATGATGTCGTGCCATCGTCGTATTCCATGCGGAACCCAGCGGCGTCACCACGAGCGCCAATCATTAACCGTGTGTCGGTACCGTCTGTGGCCGACCCGATGTAGACAATGCCGCCTGCGCTGCCCGCGCCGCCCGGGTTATATGTCCCCGTTCCGAGCGTCACGAACTTGACATACACCGTCATCTCCTGCGGCGGGAACGGCCAGTCGAAGTACATCGAGTCGGCGTTGCGCGTGACCGTGCTGGCTACTGTCTGGATGTAGGAAGAAACGAATGGCTGGTCGACCTCGACCTGCACGCCCCAGACGTAAAGGCCACTCGCACTGTCGCCGCCGTACCAGTTTTGCCCGTCGACGGTAGCCATCCCGAAATCATGGTTCGGCGCGCTACCCCCAGAAGCGGAGTCCCACCCACTTATTGAACAGCGATACCACCCACCGCCAATGTCTTCAATCGTTGCCTTCCCATCGTTGTTGCTATTGTGCTGGGACGTGCCCACCGCACCCGTACTCAAATTGAAATACGAATAGCGGGTGGTGCCGGCCTTCGACAATGAGGTGATATACAACATCGTCCGTTCGCCGGCCTTGGCATAGCACGAAATAGACTGAGCGGTGTTGTCGGTGAGGGTCGGAACACTCCTTCTCAGTGAATGAGTGTTATCCGCTGTTCCGTCCTCCACAAACTTGTCAGCCGTCGTCGTCCCGTCAGGGGCCACCACCGCGTTCGCGGAGACGGTCAACCTAATTTTCGACCACGCCGCATTGTCCACTTGCTCCGAATACGTCCACCCGTTGGTCCGCGCACCCTCGAGTAGCAGCGTGGGCGTGTCCCGAGTCCCGTCAGAATCCGTGTCGACCCATTCGACGCGGGGCACATTTGAGCCGGCAGATTTTAGCACGCCATCCCTCTCGATCAGTGACCCGTCTGAGGATCGTGTATGTGTCTCGGCGTTGTCTTCCCACGTCGCCGTTCGACGTGATAGAGTGCCGTGTCGTGTAAGGCTCTCGCCGCCGAAGAATCCAAGGTCCGCTGCATCAGCCATGTCAATTCGGTGCGGGTTCGTGTTCGACGAGTGCCATGCTCACCGTGCGGTCGGTCCACGCATTGTCGTACGGCGCACCGAACACGCCAGGCGGGCTCATCGCGAGCCAGGCACGCTCGGCCATATCAGTGTCGGGCACGTACCACATCGCGAACCCGCGCCAGAACAGCGAGTGGATGTGATAGCGCACGTCACTGTATTCCTGCTCGCCTGACAGCCTGACGGTGACCGTCGCGTTGCGCCTCTGCGCTTTACGTGTCGAAGCGGCCCACAGCGACGGACTCAGCACCTCGTCATAGACCAACTCGCGCGCCTCATCGTCCCACGGACGCACCGGATTGATGTCCGGCGTCCACGACTTGCCTAGCCATAGCCCGACTATCTGCGGCTTGTAGCCCGAACCACCCGCGTCTATCACCAGCCGCCAGTATTGGCCGACGTGCCCGTTGAATGCGATGACTACCGCGCCTTCCTCGGTACGCACCGGATGACTCGCGTCTAGCTTGTTGCCGTAGAACGTGTTGGTCGGGACGGTCACCGCGAACACTTCCGTGTACGTCGTGAACGCTGACTGGTCCGACTTCCGCAGCCGGATCGTCTTGCCCGCCAGGTTGTGGTTACGGTCGAGGACCAGCGTGTCAGCGTACCTCGGGCGGTCGCACGCTACGTTGACATACGTCTCGCTGTTCGCTGTCGTAGGTGTCCAGTGGTCGCGTGCCTGACGCCTGGCCGAGCCGACGCGCACGGCGTCCTTGCCGCTCGTCGCCTCTTCCGCAGTCACCGTGTGACCAGTGAACAGCGTGACATCAAAGAACGATTCCGCCAGGAAGCGCGCACTCATCCGACCACCGCCATCGGCACGGGCACGCGCAGAACTTGGCCGAGCTTCTGCTTGCGGTTCTGTCGTACCGTGATGGCGTCAGCCAGCTTCTCACCAGATTGCCCGACGAACGTGATATTGAACACGTTGTCGCCGCCCACCATAGATGCGGTGTCGGCGCGTGACGTGACGTTGGCCGGACCCTGCACCAACTCGGGGCCACGCTCGCCAACGATGCCAATCTGACCGGCACCGATAGTGCCACCGCCATCGAAGAACCCGAACGACTTGCCGATGCCACCCACGAAGCTCGAGCCCGGGAACATCGCCTGCAAGCCCTTGAAGATGGCGAACTTTACAGCCAGCTTCGCGAGCTGCTTGCTCATGTCCTTCACCATGTCACGGATCGCGAGCTTGCTCGTAAACGCAGCGTCGACAAACGAGTTCGCCATGGCGGCACCGAACTGCCGCAAGTCCTCCGTGAATCCCTTGGTGGCTTCGGCACCCATCTCCGCCGAGTGCTTCAAGTCATTGAAGACGTGTATAGGCATGTCCCTTAGACTTTGGCCGACACCATCGAGCAATAGCCCGAGTTGCGTGAAGGTCTGGTTGCCCTGCTGGAACCCGAGCGTGGCAGCACTCGCCTCATCCAGCGCGTCAGTAAGCGATGCGCCACCACTGCCGGCGATGACTTCGGCCATGACCGTCACGTCACTCGTCACATCACTCGTCGCGCCAGCGAGCCCCACGATTGCCAGTTTCGTCTCTTCCGCCGCGGTGCGCATCAGTCGCAGGTTCCGCATTGCCGCGAATTGGGCGTCTTTGTCCCAGAACTTGATCGCAGCCGCGAGTACACGCACCTGGGCAGCGAACACCGCGGACTCGGCGCCCATAATTTGCAGGCCCTTGATGAACGCACCGAACTTCTCGATGCCCACACTCATCACGGGAAGCAACGCCGCAGAGATGTCTTCCTTGATGTTCTGAATCTCAGCACCCAACTGCCGCGCTTGGTTCGCGGCGCTGTCCTGTGTCCTCGCGAGGTCGCCAATGGCGAAGCCGGCGCGCTCCGTGATGAGTTGCAGCGAAGCCGTTGCTTTCTCTTGGTCGGTCAGGCTTTTCGCTGCGGTCTTGCCGGTGTTCGCCAACGCTCGAGTCTGGACATCAGATTCACGCAGCACGATGCCGAGCCGCTTGAGCTGTTCCCTCTCCCCGGTCAATGCCGCCTGGATCGCCAGGCTCGTTTCCTGGATCGGGATGTTGTTGAAGCTGGACAGGTCGCCTGCGAGCTCCACCACCTGCGTCGAGAACTGTGCGGAGGCTTCCTGCGCGAAGCCCATACCCTGCACTATCGAGCCAGTGGTGGCAGCGATGGCTTGCGCTTGCTCTTTCGACAGCCCCGCGAGCGTGCCGAACTTGTCGATGAAGCCCTGTACCTCGTTGGTGCTCTGGCCGAAGACGGTCGCGAACTTGCTGCCCGTCTCTTCGACCGTCGAGCCGAGTTCAAAGGTCTTTTTCGCGAGGAAGCCCGCACCCGCGGCGCCGGCCAGCGCACGCCATGAGTTCTGCAAGTCGAACGACTTCTGGCGTAGACCCGCCATGGTCTTCGTAGATTTGCGTATGCCCGTTTGCAGCGTCGACATGCCGCGCAGCGCATCTTTGACATCGGCGCCTACACGTATGAAGAGGTTGGCGAGCGGACTAGCCACGGAGCACTCCCCTGCGCAGTTCGTTGCTCACCACTTTCACTGCCATGTCCCCGTCTTCATCGAACGTCGGGCGCATGAACGGCTGGGGTGCCATGTCGAATGTGCCCAACTCTTGGAACATGCCGTGGAATCCCAACTTGGCCGGCCCGACATCGAAGACGGCGCGTTCGCTCGTCACCTTGCTCGGGTGCTTGATGATGCTCATCTCGAGGTCACCATGCTGCCGGGGCGCTCTGGTTTCCATCCCATGCACTAGCACGTCAGCGCCAGCGGCCACGGCAGCTTCTAATGCACGACCCTGGACGGCCTCAGAGACACGCCGCACCGCGCGCTCCAATTCCTCCACGCCATCGAGCCTGACGAACGTGTTGGACATTTTGAGGTCGCGGTGCGCGCCTTTGGACTTGAATACCCTAGCCACGCCGCCTCGCTTCCGTGATGTCTACCAGATGTTGCATGTGTCTCGCTTCCGCCTGTTCTCGCTCTAAAGCAATCCAGTCGGCCAACTCAGTCGCCGGCATCTGCTCCACTTCCCACGCAAACTTCCCCAGCTTCTCCGCGACGTGGAGCACCCAACGCCGCGGAGCCGTCAGTTTCCCTCAGACGCCCCCAGACCATTCAAGCGCAGCACCATCTGCAAAACGCGGTTGACTGCGACGGCGCTCTTTTTTTCCAGCCGCTCGATGTCGGCGGGCTTGAACAACGCCTGCCCGTCACCGTCCACGACCGACGCCACGAGCAAGTCCAGCCCGTTCGCGTCCTCGAACTCGAGTGCTTCGCCTGCCGTGAATCGCCGTAGGAACACCTCGCCACCCCACTCTCGGACTTCCAACGCGACCGGCTCGAGGTCCGGCGCACCCAAGATGTCGTCTCTACTTAGTGCCACATTGCCCCCTCACGCATATGCGTTAGCTCGAAGTCGAAGAGGTCAGCGCGCCCGCGCTCACCAGTCCAACGGTCACCACCAGATTGTCACCGACCGCGCCGCCCGTCTCATACGACTCCACGAGGCACGAGCCGGTGTAATGCTTGTTTGCCGCACCAGCCGCCGCGGTCGTCGGGCGCATCGCGAACGCGACCGTGGTGCCGACTAGCGCGAAGTATGGGTCGGCGGTGTCGTAGTTGAGTTCAAGCGTTGCAGACCAGTTCTTGATGCCGCCAGCATTGACTTGCGTGCCGTCCCCGAACGCGGTCACGTCCACGGCATTCGAGCCGTAGCTAACGGTGCAGCTCCGCACGCCAGTGCGCTCCGAGCCCAGCGAAACGAACGGGGTCAGGTATGGGCCAAGAATTGCCATGTGTTTGTTCCTCTATTTGTCGTTGTACGTCGCGGATGTACTGCGGGTGAACGTCGCCAAATTCGCATTGAATGCAGCTTCAAACAGCAGCGGGCTGTACTCAGTTACGAACACTTGAAAGTCAAGCCTCCACCTGTGGCGCTTACTCTTCACGTCGAATGTGTACTGGTCATCGATTAGATGGCAGTCAGACACCAGCACGCCAGCCGGCGTGTCCTGCCAGCGGTTGAGTAGCCGCACGACATGCGCGCGGATTTCCCTGGCACCGTCGTATCCTGACTCACCTACCTCGGTGTCCTTGTCGATGATGTCGACCTGAAAACGAGGCTGCTCGGGTCCGGCATCGGCGCCGAACGAGAGCGTGCGCGCCCGCGAGATCGGCACGAACGAAATGGCTGGGTACGTCTCGCCCATCGGGACACGGCTGGGGTAGATGCGAGCACCCACGAGCGCGGTCAGCGCGGCGTCATCGTTCAGCCGGTCGAACAGCGCGGCGTCGGTCATGTCGTCCTCTTGACTGCCACGAGGTCGAGCACCTTGCCAAGCCCGTCCACGTCAACCACCGCCTGGATGTCCCACAGGTCCGTCGTGCTCGGAAACGCCACACGATGTTCGGTGGACACGTCGGAGCGGTGCCGGATACGGAACACCGAGCGGAGTACCGTGGCTTCCGCGCCACCCTGCACGAACTCGCTGCCGCCGCCGCTCGTCACCTGGGCGCGTACCGTCGCGAGGGTCGCCCACGTACGGATCGGTGCGCCCGTAGGCGACCGAGAGTAGCCCGTGCTGGTCTGGAGCGTGACAAGCTCGCGGAGTGCGCCGGCCCGTACCCTGACGCTCATGGCACATGCGGGATGCGGTTGGCCCAGAGCAATGTTTTGACCGTCTGCTCGACCTCTTGGGAGATGGTGCCGACCACCACGCTCTCACGGTTCTCGAACCAGTGCCCGCCAAGGAAGCGCACCGCGTGCCGAATGCTCGCCGGCACGTTGGTCGAGCCGAGATAGCCAGAAACGAAGTCGCAACGCACCGCGTTCACGCTTTCCAGCGCGGAGGTCGGCCAGGCGACACCCGACTTGAGCACCACCCGCCCGGGCTCGCTCTCCGCGTCCACGATGTAGTTGGTCGATGCCACGCTGGTGTACGTTGAGCCGCCTGCCGCTCTGTAGCTGACCGTGAGCGTGTACGTGCTGCCAGTCAGTTGGCGCGGCAACTCAAGCGGCCCAGCCGGCCATGTGTCGCTGCTGAAGCGCAGCGTGGAATGCAGCAGCGTCCTGCCTAAAATCTTCTCCACGAGATCCGCCGCCGCGGCTGACATCACAGCCAGCTCGGTGTCGTCGGACGTTGAGCCCCGTACGTGTGCGCGTAGATCCGTCGTCGGCACGACAGCCGAGTATGTCGTGGCAGTCAGGACGCTCATCGGCATATCGTCAGACCTCCGTCCCAGGCCAGTTGTTGAGTTGCCAGTCCATTATCTCTAGGGCGCCGGTACAGCCCGCGATGATCTGTTGCGCACTTGCGAGTTGTTCCTCGGCTTTCGCCTTGAGATCCTTGACCTCGGTCTGCTTTTGCCGCGCCTTGAAAAACATGGGGTTGAACTCGAAGGCATAAAGCTCGCGCGCCTTCAGCAAACTCGACCGCTGCGGGACATAGAGAGCCATAGACGGGTGGAAGTCGATTGCGCCGCAGAAGTACTCGAGGCTCGGACGCTGCAATCCATACTCGTTGTTGCCTGACTCGCTCAACTCCATGTCGATTCCCCACAGCCCGACCGTTGTGCTCTGCAACTCGAGCGCGTCGTGCTCCATGATCGCCAACGCCATCAGATAGCTGACCGTGTTCGTGAAGTATCTGCGCTTGAACAGACGCGTGATGAGGTCTATCGGATACACGTGCCCATTCTGGCAACGCGAGACGTACGCGTCCTGCACATACACGGGCACGTCGGTCGTTTCGAGCCAGGACGTGTAGACTTCGCGCGCCCTCGCTGATGCCGTTTCTTCGCCCACTGTCCACGTCTTGCACACGTTCTCCCAATGATGCAGCTCGAACCACCGACTGATACGCGGCACTCGATCATACAACCGGGACAACCCCCAGATCTCCCAGGACTCGTCAGCGAATGGCGCTTCCTCGAAGCCTGGAGCCGTCCCGATAATCGCTATCTTGCGCTGCGTTGCTCGTAGCTCGTCGTTGTGACCCTCGCCCACCCCGCCTTCACCGCTCGCAGCGCCGCTGGCTCGCTCAGTCGCACCGTGTCGCCCACCCTCATCTTCCCGCGGGCTGATGTCACCAACAACACCACCGTCGTCGTGTTCACTCACGCCCCCTTGCCTCCTACATGAAGGGTCGGGGGCCAGCCCGCAGGCTGACCCCCTCACCATTAACCGCTACTACGCGGTGCTGACCACGATGCAGCGAATCGGCTTCTGTGCCGGCGCGGTGCTGCCGAACGTCGACCGACCGTCGATGCGACCGAACCCAATGAGGGCGGTCACATCCTCATCCGCGAACCGCTCTTCCAGTCTGCGCAGCGCAAACGGGCCAGCGTCACGGACGGTGTAGTGGCTGAAGTCACCGAAGAAGATCGGCTTGTTCTCGCTCGTGCCGAACGAAGCCAGGTTCTGGTTTATGGTGACTGGGTAGCCGAGCAGGAAGTCGGGGTCACCCGCCTGCACGCTCGGTGCCCACAGGAATGCACCGCTGGAACCCTCGCGCAGCTTGCGCACGAGCACCCGCGTTGCGTCGTTGAACATCCAGCGTGCCATCATGCGGTACGCAGGGTCAACAGCGTTTTCGAGGTCTAGCAGCTTCGCGACAGTGATAGCCGACGCAGCTACGTTGACCGCACCCGTCGAGTCGTTAACGATGCCGTGCGGCCCGCTTGACTCGGTGCTCGAGCGCGTGGCAAAATGCGCCTCAGTAGCCCGCCCGATGCGCACCGACATGGCGTTCCGCACATACGCCTCGATGTCGATGCCCGAGTCAGCCAGCAACTCGGTCGACAATTTGATCGGGCCGCTCGTGTACTTAGGAGCCTCGAGCGTCACCGAACCGAACGGCACGTGCGTGCTGTTCGTCGCTGCGGTGGCTTCCGCGATCAGCGAACCGACGTTGCCGGTGTCGTCTGAAGTCGGCACGGTCATGTCGCGCCCGTCTCCCGTCGCCAGGACGGTAGCCGTGGCACGAATCCCACCATACGCCTTCATCGCCGTCCGCACCCGCGAATCGAACTCCGTTGGGACGGTGATCCCGCCCTTCGCGTTCGTGCCCACGAGCTGCTGGGCAATCGCACGAGTCTCCTGCAAGAACTCGCGATTGTCCGCGGACATGTCACGCCAGCCTCGGCGGATGTAGTCGTCCATTGCGGCGCGGTGCAGTTCGTTGCGCTCCTCGGCGCTGACTTCTTTCTCACCGAACTGGCGGTCTTCCGTCAGCCGGCGTTGCTTCGCGTCCAAGTCGGCCTGCACACCTTGAAGTGCGGCATCGCGCTCTTCGATTGCGGTGTACTGCGTCTCGAGACGGGCCATGTCAGCCACGGCACCGTCCCAGATGACCTGCTCCTCGGAGTTCAGCTCTGCGCGGCCTTCTGCATCCGCGGTGTCATGGGCGCGCTTCGCCGCTTCCCATGCCGTCGCGCGTTGCTCTCTCAGCTCGCGGGCTCTATTCAGGGACATTGTTGTCACCTTCGTCAGTCGTTGTCGTTTGCGCCTGACGAACGAAAAAGCCCGCCAAAGGGCGCACGGATAAGTCCTCCGCACACAGTCCTTCGGTGGGCTGCTATTGAGCTAGTCCCGCCTATAGTCTGTCTTCTGGCCTTCCTGCCGTCGTGGTCACGCCATTGGGCTTGTGACCGAAGATGACCGAAAGTCGCTACAAGAATCTAACGCATATGCGTTAGTGGTCAATAATCTGCCAACCGGTGAGCGATCTTTGTGCCGCCTTTGGGTCTGGCCGGCTTCGATATCCTGCGCAGCATCGGCTTGCCACAGTTCGCGCAGTCCGGCGCGTCATCAATGGCACGAAGCGCGCGCAGTTCGCAGACCAGCGTGCCGCAGCCGCACCCGTATTCGATTAGCGGCACAAAGCCTCCGTAATGATGGTGCCCGCTGGCGTGTTCGCGGTGAGCGTCTGCCCGACCAACACGTGCCGGTCGACCCACCTATGGCCCGTGCCCGGGCTGAGTAGCGTGATGTGCGACTCAGTGAGCACGGTGCCCGCTGGCAAGTCGGCAGACGTGGCACAGGACCGCTCGAGCTTTCGCCTCGCGTGTTCGCTCGCGGGGTGGCGGTCGATGTGCCCCGAACCCATCGCCAACTCGGTGTTGCGGATGTCGCGCACCATCCTCCACAGCCCGTCACGCGCGAGGCTGCCGGCGTGGTCCGTGCCGCGCATCGACCTGTCGAGCGTCACATGCTTCTCGATGACCGTGGCGCCAAGGGCTACGGCAGCGACCGCTGCAACAATGCCCTGCGAGTGGTCCGAGTAGCCGACCGGGAAGCCGAAGTGCGAAAGTGTGTCCAGACACCGCAAGTCGAGTGCCCTGAAGTGTGCCGGATACGACGACACGCAGTGCAGCAGCGTGATGTCGTCGTGATAGTCGACCACGGTAGCAATTGCGTCTGTGATATCGGTGACCGATGCCATCCCCGTGCTCATGATCATGGGCACACCCGTCTCTGCCATTCGCTCGAGCAGCGGCAGGTTCGTCAGGTCGCGGCTCGCGACCTTCAAGCGATCCGGCGTGAACGTCAGCCAATCGACGCACCTTGGCGCGCACAGCGTCTCCACGAAGTCGAGCCCGTGCGCTTTTGCGTACGTGTAGAGCTCCGCGTGTTCGGCAGGCGACAACTCGAGCGCAGTGCGGTGCTCGCCGTACGTCGCGCCGAATGCGTGCGGGTTACCGTACGCCTTCGCCATCATCTCAGGTGTGCATTCGTGCTCGAGGTCGCGCATCGTGAACTTGACCGCATCCACACCGCGCGTGTCAGCATTCGGGGAGTGGTCCGGCGTTGGGCGCACGCACATGTCTATCAGCGCCTTCGCCATCGTCAGCGAGCCGCTATGATTCTGGCCGATCTCAGCCACGATATACGTCACACCGTCGACTCCCCGAAAAAACGCACATCACTCACAGCGCGGTCATCGACGTACACGTCCGCGGCAAGCTTATGACCGACCCGAAGCTGGTGGTACTTGAGCCCCCAGCCGTCTATCTGCTGTCGGGTGCGCAGTGCCCAGAGCTGACCCGTGCCAGAGCCGCGGGCGGTGTCAATGGTGATGAAATTGCCGGCTTCGTATAGCCCATTCACCACTGCGATGCGGGCAAGTAGAGGCTCGGCCTGCATGTAGTCGCTCGAGTCGGCAGTACACAGCGTGCCGTCAAGGTCGAACACGTACCTCACGACGCCGCCGCAAGCAGCCGCGCCACCTTCAAGTCGAAGGGCGTGTCGATGTCCCAGGATCGTTCCGCAGGCATGTAGTAGCCGCGCGTCTGTGGCCCGAAGTATCCGCCAGCCGTCCTCCATGCCGAGCACCACGCAGCGTAAACCGCACCATTGACCACCATGCGCCGAGCCCAATACTGGCGCGGGTGACACCAGTCGGCAGACATGTGCCGGATGACGTTGCCGTCCCACAACTCCACTAGCGTGCTCGGGTACTCAGCCGGCGCAGTCATGGACACGACTGCGGTGCCATCGTTCAGCATATCCAGACAGCCGTCTATGTCCTCTGACGTTCTGAACGGGCACGTCGGGAATAGCCGCACAATGATGTCGGGCTCGCCCACCTCCGCGAGCACGTGCCGCTCTACGTCCTCCACCGTGTAGCTGCCGTCACCTGTCGCGAGTTCAGGCGGGCGTTGCACTACCTCCACATCTGGGTAAGCGAGGTCTGCATAGTCGGTCGTGACCACTATGCGCGTCACAGCCGCGCCGCGAGCTGCGTCGATTGCACGCTCGAGCAGTGTACGCCCACCCACTCGCTGCAAGTTCTTGTCCGGTATCCCTGCGCTACCCGCTCGAGCGGGGATGATTGCCAATGTGTCCATCTGCCTCCTGCGTGGTGTCTATCCCGCCACAACTGTGCAGTCACAACCTCTGTGCGCGGGCGGGTGGCCTACGTTTCGCTTCGGTTTCAGCGGCGTGTCGGCGCCTTCCGGCTGGAACTCTTCGCCCTCACTAAGAAACGCGCCGGAACCGCCCACACGTTTCCCGTTCAGCGCGCGGCAATAGGGGCAGGTGTCCCCGAGCGCGCGCCACACAGCCGCGAACCCCGCCAGCGAGAAGACGAGTTTCGCGATACCGTCACCGAGCTGGACGGGCTCCGATGCGGCGTACCGCGCTGCACGCGGCTTCGAC